CCGTAGTGAATTCTTCACCCAGGATGAAAAGAGCCGCATGTTTCAAGCGGTCAAGCTCTTGATGTTCGACCGCAAGTTAGAGCTGTACGACTACCCAGTTCCAACGTCTGCTGAGGGCGGAAAACACTCACCATTCATTAGTGAGATCCTAGGTCTTGAAGCTACTCAGAGGTCTAAGAATCAGATCATCGTTGAGGCCCCAAAGGTTTCGGGTCTCCATGATGATGTGTCTGACGCCTTTGTTCGAGCTGCATGGTTGTCCCTGGCTAGGATCACCAACATCAAGTTAGTATCTAAGAACAGCCTCAATAACGATGGTCGCGCTCTTCAGAGGGAGACCACCCCACGCAACTACCGAATGGCGCGTATGCGTAAGCACGGCATCGTTTTTGACCGCTTCATTCCTAAGTCACTATCCAGGAGGCTACCTTGAAACTCCCAATTCTTGATGAGACCTCCCTTCGTGTTGCCGCTCGATACCAGCAGAAGAAGAAGCTGGAGAGTGGTAACACGCTCTATGTTTACAGCCCCCAGCAGGTATCTCGTCGCAACAACGAGAAGGCTGACCGTATCGAGAAGTTTAAGTCATCCTTGGGCAAGCTACGCAAGAAGGTCGAGAAGGACCTGACCGCCAAGGATACCAAGACCAAGCTGACTGCGCTCGTGGTGGCTCTGATCGACCATACTTACGAACGAGTAGGCAATGACGAGTCTGCTGAGGAGCGAGGGCACTTTGGAGTAACCGGTTGGCAGAAACAGCATATCTCGATGGGTAAGGGCAAAGCCACCATCAAGTACGTTGGTAAGTCAGGGGTGAAACACGAGAAGGTAGTTGACGACGCCAAGATTCTACCAGCACTCAAGGCTGCCTATGACTCGGTTGAGAAGGCTACTGGGGGTCTGTTTGAGGGCGTAGGTTCGAAAGAGGTCAACGAGTACTTGAGTTCGTTTGACATCACGGCAAAGGATCTTCGAGGGCTTCACGCCAACCGTGAGATGCAGGAGCGATTGAAGGCGATCCGGTCCAAGGGTCCCAAGCTCCCATCTGATCGAAAGGGTAAAGACGAGATCCTCAAGAAGGAATTCAAGAAGGCGTTGGAGGGGGCTGCTGAAGCTGTTGGGCACGAATCCTCGACATTGCGGAGCCAGTACTTGGTACCAGCCCTTGAGGATGCCTACTTGAAGGATGGTACCGTAATCGAGAAGTTCAACGAAAAGGCTGCTGGATTGGATCCTGAAACCAGCCCACCTTTGGTGTTCTCACATCGAATCATCCGCCAATTGGTGGACCACCTACTAGGTGAGGACTTCATCACTGAAGATGAGGACTTCAAAGCTCTCCGGATGGTGTTTAGAAGTAGGGGGGGATCCTGGGAGAAGTTCCTGAATGGCGACCTACAACAGAACAAGTTGCTACAGGATGTCGTCTCCGCTTGGGCTCAACTCCCGGGGCGCAAGAAGAAGCAGGAGACCATCTGATGCCTGACCAGCTCGTCAGCAACGAGCCCATTCGGGATCGAGATTGCATCATCCTTGTCAAGGGTGATACCTACCCTGTGACCGTGGATGACATCCTTTCTGTTCAAGGGTGGAAGGGTGGTCAAGCAGTTCAATGGGTAGGGTCTCTGCAGGACGAGTTCCTAGTTACTCAGTCCAATGGTTACTACGCTGGGTTCATGCTCTGGGGTTCAAACGAGTCTTCGGATCAATTTACATCCATGACTCAGAACCAACCCTATTACCGTTTTGGTACGGTAGGGGCTGGTGGTTGGCACATACTCACCACATCTTTCGAGAGGTACACCTACGCCTCTCGTCAATCTGGGCCTCCGGTACCTATCGTGTACCACGCGAGTGATCGTCTCCTGTTCTCCCTACGAGGGTACTGGACCAAAGAGGATGAGTGGACTCTCTCGGGGGACTCACGCGCTCCGAATACCTACTTCATTGGATTCGTGACTCAGGCCCCTTCGAGTCTTACCAACTTCTATATGGGGATTCAGGTGTCGATTTGAACTACACTCAGAAGTTCCCAAGAACCAGAGACTGCTACGTCCTATTCAAGGGTGATGTTTATACCGTTGCTGTGTCTCAAGCCATGGCTACGCAGGGGTGGCAGGGCGGGCAGGGAGTGAAATGGGACGACTCGCCTCGGGACGAGTTCATCGTGACCTTCTCTGATGGGATCTATGGTGGATTCATGCTCTGGGGATCGAACGAATCCTCAGATCAATTCACCTCGATGACCGGGGCTCAACCTCTTTACGGGTACGGTACCTTCTGCGCTGGGGGTTGGATCATAGCTACTCGAGCCTTCGAGCAGTACACGTATGCCTCTCGTATTGGGGGAGGCCCAGGGGTACCGATTAGCTATACCGTTGGGCAGAGGGTCCTGTTCTCGCGTCGAGGGTACTGGACCAATGAGGATGAGTGGAGCCAGATCCCCCTCGACCCCCGTCGGCCCAACTCATACTTCATTGGGAGCGTCGTTCAAGCCCCTGCGCCAGAGAACAACAACTATATCGTACTCCAGACTTCAATTTGAGATCCCATGCCTGAGATTATTCGCTCCAGAGACTGTATTGTGTTCTTCAAGGGGGACAGTCAGCCGGTTATTGTCTCGCAGGACATGATCAATCTCGGTTGGGCTGGGGGACAAGGGGTTCAGTGGGTGGACTCCTCCAATGATGAGAGGGTGGTGACATTTTCCAGTGGCTTGTATGGGGGGTTCCTAGTTTGGGGTTCTGATGAGTCTGCAGATGAGCTTACGGCGATGACCAAGCAGCAGTTGATCTACCGCTATGCCGTTATGCTGTCTGGTGGTTGTCTGATGGCTACAACTAGTTACGAACGCTACACCTATGCCTCACGAATAGGTGGCGGACCTCCGGTTCCGTTGGTCTACGGAGCGAACGACATACTCTACTTATCAAAAAGGGGGTTATGGACAAAAGAGGACGAGATGACCCTCTCTGGAGACCTTCTAGCTCCGGCATTCTTCACGGGCTTCGTAGCCCAGATTCCTAAGTCGGTGAACAGCAACTTCCTAGGCATCCAGACGTCAATGTAATGGCTGAAAACGAGCTAAAAACTAGGCACCAAGAAACCTATCGGTTCAGGAGACCCCTGGATCAGATGAGTATCGATGAGCTTTGTGATGAGGCCGTTCGGGTTCGCAACTTGATGGTGGAACACTCTGAGAAGTTGAATGAGATCTATGCGACTCTCTACAGCAAGGCTCGACGCTCTGCTGATGAGGCGTCCTACTCTTACATTTCGATAGCCAATTCTGGAAAACGCTTCTCCGGGATGGTCTATCAAGCTGCGCGTAGAACCGCCGGAGTTGAAACCAGAATCCTCACGGTAGTCGCTCGTGATATGGAAGATAGGAATCGACAGAAGCAAGCTGAGTCTGATCGTTTGGCGAGAATAGAGGCTGATCGGCAGAAGTCCGCATCGGCTCCAAGGGACCCTTTGGAAGCCCTTTATGGGATACCCCCAATGAACCCTGAAGAGATCGATCTAGTGAACCCGAGCCTATCGGAGACAACGCCCTCAGACATTGATGACCTGTACGGCGAGGAGTTACCCTAATGCCAGCGGCTAGATTCACCAACGTCCCTCAGAGTGGATTTTCCACTTCCTGGGCCTCTACAGGTAGGCAGTATGCCCCTTATGCTGCAAAGGGTAAGTTCACCAACTTGACCGAGAAGGAGAGACTTGCTCGACGTATCCGCACTTCCAACATGAGTGGGGCTGGTAACTACGGAGGGCCTGTACCTCTTGGTGGGGGGTCCAATACTTCACTCTCAGGCAACAGCTCGTTCTTCTCACCCCAGCTATCTACAGACTTTCTTGAGCTACCCCAATCTCTTCGTGAGAAGAGAGAGATCTACCGCCACTTCTACAACACCGACCCACTCGTTGGGCAGGCTATAGATCTTCACACCGAGCTTCCACTCTCCAAGGTTCGACTCTCAACCCCTAAGCCGAAGCATTGCCCCGAGGGGTTCAAGAGCGCCGACAACTACGGGAAGTACATCCTCGATTTCTTCGAGCGCATGTGTGACAAGATTGACCTCTTCAAGAGGTTGCTCACGGGTACTCATCACTACTGGCTAGATGGGAACGTGTTCTTGTTCGCTGAGGACTCCTCGGTGGACATCCCGGTGGACGTTGGGCACAAGGTAGAGCGCCGACCCATGGCTGTCCTCAATGAGGATGGTACGGGTACCGAGACCGATGAGGAGGTAGTCGAACCTTACTCAGACCACGAAGAGCGAGACCTGGCCTACTACCAGAAGCACTATAAGGGGTGGTCCAAGCTGGTCATCCTCCCCATCGATCAGGTGAAGCTGACGACATTCTCTTTCACGGACAAGACTCGAATCGAGTTGATCCCCAGTGATCGAGACAAGGTACTCTTCACTCAGGCCAAAGCCGGTGATGAGCGCGCCCAGGAGATGGTCGAGGAGATCCCGGCTGAGGTACGTGAGTACATCGAGTCTGGGAAGTTGATCCCACTGGGTACGGATGCTGATGAGGGCTCCTTCTGCTATCACCTAGCGGCTCGTCGAGGCGCCGGGGAAGACCTCGGAGCTAGCATTCTCGATAGATGTCTCCGGACTCTCTACTACAGAGAGAAGCTCCGTCAGGCCCAAACGCTCATTGCCTCACGTGCAATGACCCCCAAACGCCTCATTTGGGGTGAAGGGTTGTCCGAGATTGATGTCGAAGACCTACGTGAGCAGGTTGACCTGGCCCTAGTCGATCCCGACTACAGCATCATCACGAACTACGAGGTCCACTGGGAAGACATTGGCGCCCGGGACCGTCTGTTGGATCTCTCTACCGAGTACGAGATCACAGACAAGCAACTGTTTGCAGGTCTTGGGGTGACCGAATCTCTTCTCAATGGGGAGTCAACGTTCTCAGGGGACCGTGTGAAGCTTGAAGTGCTCAATACTCGGTATCTGCTCTTTAGGGAGATGATCCAAGAGTATGTAGAGAAGTACTTGTTCAAGCCCGTTGCCCGTAGGAAGGGGTTTGTTGAGCAGGATGAGTGGGGAAATGAAGTCGTCCTTTACCCTCGCCTGAGCTTCACTCGGTTGGCGTTGCGTGACTCGCAGGATACCTATGACGCCCTGTTCAATCTCTACCAGAAGGGTAGCTTGAGCATCGACGTGATCCTTGAGCTATTCAACATTGATCCTCAGGATACCAAGGAGAAGCTCGAACGTGACATGTTCACGATCAATGACTCCACGTTCAACGAGGTACTACGAGGTATCTACGGTGAGGTTGGTCGTAAATTGGTGGAAGAGACTGACGTAGCACAGAAGATCTCTGACTACCTCAAGCTGAAGAAGAACGAAGCACCTCCAGCGGAATCAGAGTCCAGGTTCGGGTGATCCAATAGTCCTTTAGGGTCCAGGCTAGATAGGAGTCTGACCCACGGGTTATGGAAGTCATCAGCACCAAAGACCTTCACGAGCGTGAGGAGGAGGAGGCCGAGCGCCTTGTTCGTCCTTTGCCCAAGGTCAAGCCCCCTCGCCATGACCGACGACGTGAGCAGGTCGAGGCTGAGCATGACCCCGACATGAGCAAGAGCGACAAAGACCTGTCCAAGAATCGTAGAGAAATTGGGGGTTCCACAGGAGACTTTCGGAGGTTGGTTCAGCTAGCCATCAAGGCTCAGGAAACCAACCCCTATTCTTCTTATCCCTTAGTCAAAGCACAGGTGGACGCCTCCATGCTGTCAGACGACTCAAAATCCCAACCCCAAAGGACCTCGATGTATCACGGTATTGAGCCATATCCAGAAGGTCACGAAGGGTTCGCCCCATATGTTGGGTGGGAACAAGGTGCTGTTCGTGACCTCACTGCGGAAGACTACAACATTCTTCTCGCTTCGGCGAAAGAGTGGTTGAAGTCATCAGTACTGTCAAAGGCGATTGAGGGGATGGTACCAGACGCTCGTTTTCGAGCTGCTCTAGACCTAGCCATTCGAGCTGCTGAGGATGGGCGCTACGGAGCCGTCGTAGATGCCAACCTCTACAACATGCTTTTAGCCAAATTGGCAGGGGAGACTCAAACCAACCCCCTGTTAACCGTTCGTGAATCCTCAACCAGAACCCCAGAGGGAAATAACATGCCTGCCAAGTTTGCTCAGGAAGAAGCCAGCAAAGTCCTCACTCGCCTGGATCGCATTGCTCAGGTCATCCAAGACAACCACGAGAAGTGGGGCATGAATTTCGAAGCCGCTAAGGCTGTCGTCAACGAGATCGACAAGGTAGCCGACGAAGTTGAACTACACGCCTACGGCCCGGAACACATGTTCAAGCGCCAGGTGCACGTTCTTCGTCAAGCCAAGGTTCTCCAGAAGGACTCTGACGAAGGCTACATGGATACGTTCAATGCGCCGACGGCCCCCATCCAGACCGACGCCGATGAGAACGAGTACATGAGCCTGTTCAAGGATGACCAGACGATTGCAGTTGAGTCTGGCAAGTCCACCACCGGTCGTCCTCTCGCTCCGTAACTCACACAAGCAGGTTGCCAAGTGGCTATTGATTATTGGGCACTAGCAAAAGAGTTCTCCCAAGGTGATGTGGTCCAAAAGATCAACTACATCGATGGGGACCTCTCCCCCTACGTGGGTACGGTGACAGCCGTCCTCAAGGGTATTGGCGTACTGGATGTTCAATGGCCATTCGGTAACGAGCGCGTGTTCCCAGACGATGTGGTACGGGTGAACCCTCAGTTCATTCGATTCCTACCACCTCAGTTTGATCAGAGCTACGTGACCGTAGAAATCGAGAGGGCTCGGAAGGAAGCTTCCTCAAAATCCCTCTGGAGTAAGCAGTTCCAGCCCTCGGTTTATGTAGAGCTGGCGAGACATTGGCATAAGGGCGCGAGTGAGGTCATTGCCTATGACGACCTCTATCGCGCTCTTTGTCCAAACGTAGATGATGAGGCCCTTCGAACAGAAGTAGCCAAGTTCTACTTGTTTGCAAAGAACGCTGGTGAGGTGAGGATCGAGGCTCACCTTCAGAAGGCGGCGGCCTACGGGGGATCCCAGAACAGGCAATACAGAGCCACCTTCCAAGACATCAAGGCTGGTCGTCCTTCGTGCCCCAAGTGCTCGAACAAGATGAGACGCTCTACATACAGGATGCAAGAGGGCGCTCGACACAAGGTTTTCGCTTGCCCCAAGTGCTTATACATCATTGACCCAGTTTCGATCCTGGGACCCAGTGGTGAACCGCACCAGTGGTTTGGAGTAGGGACCTAGTATGGGTTTCTCTAAGTACGCTAGGGCTCAGTTTACGAACCCCGTCATCACTCAATCTGGGTGGGACGACGTTCGTTCGAAGGCGTTTGCTCCGGCACC